GCTCTTGCAGCTCTGTCTGCGGCGCTTCCTGTTTTCTGCGCCGTTGTCAGGCGCGCAGGCCCGCTTGCATAAGGATTAACTGCTCCTGCCGCCGTTTTGAGCGCCGTTGTTGCGAGAGTTGCCATCTGCTTTACCGCGTCTTTCTTTTCAGCGTCCGACATCTCAAGTCCATTGATTTCAGCAACGTTGCGCTCGAATGTGCGCCTGATAATATCGCCCATATCGGTTACGGACGCCGCATTTGCTCGGTCAATGTCCTGTTGCGACAAAAACCGTGCAAGGCTCATACCGCGACCACGCCCAGGTTCTCCGGCTCCAATGCCGCCGCCTGCTCCACCTCTGCCGCCCATCACTCTACCTCCGTTTCTTCCTCGGTCGTCATGTCCTGCATCTTTGGCAGCGCCGCCTTTGCGGTTGCCTCGTCCTCGTTCATCCAGCGCATGCGGAACTCCCAATCGTTCATGATGCCCGCCTGCAAGAGCTGCATATCACGGGAAAAATCGGTTTGCTTGTCCTCAATGATGCTATCGTCAAAGTCGATGGAGATTTCCACTTCCTCATTCAGCCCAGCATTCATGGCCGTGTTGCCCAGCCGAAGCAGAATGCGGCACAGTTCCACAAGCGCCTGTTCCAAAATGATCTCGTGTTTTTTGATGGTGCGGAACATGGTGGAGTTCTCGCTGATGACTTGTGTGGCCGTTGCTACGCTGCCGCCGTCGAAACGGTAATAGGTCTCGCCAAAGCCGCACTTGCTGGACAGTACGTTCAATTGGTCTTGAAGTCCTACATTCAGCTGCTCGGTTCTCAGCGTCGGAGAAATTGTCTCTACGACGTTTCCTTGCTGCGTATCTTCTGGAAGCAGATAGAAACGCCGGTCGTTGTCGTCAAGCGTCGGTTCGTCGTCTTCCCACCTTGTGGCGGGCATTTTGACCATCATCATCATAGGCCCGTTCTCAAACTCGTTCACATAGCAGTCATAGGCACAGTCAACGCCGCGCAGAACGTCGATTGCATTTGCATACACAGGGATACCAACCGGAAGCAGGTGGTCAAGATTGTTTGCGATGTTCGGTCTGTCGATGACGAACTGCCTCTTGTCGCTTCCCGTATGTACCACAGGTGGGATTCGCTCAAAGCCCGGAACATCGGTGAGTAGCGCGTCGGCAAGCGTCTCGTTTTCGTATCTGTAAATACTATTCTCGATGACGTAAAGACCGTTTTCGTCTTTCCGGTGAATCTGCAAATACAGATAATTCTTTCCGGCTCGTGTGACTACGCTGTCAAACGCGCATTCTGTGATAAATCCATTCTGCCAAGCCAGCGGAAAGATGTGCTCAATCGTCACATAGTCCAGCTCGATGCCAGAAACATCACCCGGCACGATCTCGCCGCTTTCATTAACGGCCTGCCCCACCACACGCGGAATGTACGCCACGGTTCCGAGCGCTGATTTCATTTCCTGCATTTCGTTTGCCTTGACCGTGAAGTTGTTCGCCGTCAGAACCCTGTCAATAAACTCCTGCTCCTTCTGGCCTTCAAGCGTGATCTGAACCTTCTCATTCATCAAGAGGTTTGCCCAGTCCTCACAAACCTTTTTCGCCATACCGAGGCTTGCACGGTTGCACTTTGTCCACTTATGCCCGTTATATCGCCGGTATTGATGGAAGCCCTTGACTTTGCCGACGTACCACGACTTCCAAAGGGACACGTATGTATAGAATTCCTCTGGGATCGTCGTATACCCGAATTCCTTTAATTTATCGATAACCGTCATGCAATAACTCCCATTCTGCGGCTGACAGGCTCTAACGCATATCTCGTCGCGTCAATCAGGTGGTTGTTCGCGTCAGGGTAGCCGCTAATAATGTCGCCGTCTTTGTTTCGTTCGTATTCGTATCCAACAAATTCATCGTAAGCGTGCGGTGTGCGCCGTCTGTCAATGACGATCGTTCTCCGCTGCAAGAACTTCATGCCATATTCCACAGAGCCGGGGCCTTTGACCGCTTCATACGCAGGTAACCCCATTGCGCGGAGATCAGCAACGCTCTTCGGCTCTGCGCTGTCGCATATCGTTCTAACATTGTTATATCCGCGCTGCTTAATCATGGTCGCGCTTTGCTCGTTGGATAATTTGTTTTGGTAAATCTCGTCCAGCAGATAAATGGTCTCTCGCGCCCGGTCATAATGCAGGCGGATAAACGCGAACGGGTCCGGGAACCATCCGAAGTCAACGCCCTGATAGATGCGGTCGAAGCTTTTGACTTCTTCATCGGTAATCTCTCTCAGTTCCAGCTTGTCAAACACGTTTCCACCCGTTCCTACCGGAATGCCGAGATATTCGTGCTGATACGCGCGCTCGTCTGTCTCTTTGAGGTGTTCCGCTTCTGCAAGAAACTGTTCTCCCAGCCATTCAGGTGGTGCTTGCAAATACGTTGACTTGTGACACAGCCGGTCGGTCCGTTCCTCCAAACTGTCCTTATTCGCCCAGTTGTCACGAGAGATGGGCGGGTTATAGCTTTCAAAATTCCAGAACATCGAACCGCCACGCATGGTGGACTGCAAGATGTTTCGGATTTCCGCGCGTCCGGCAAACTGGTCTTTTTCTTCAAAGTGCGTTACGGCAATGTAGCCAAATGGCACCTTGATAGACTTGATCTTCATCGGGTCATCAGCGCCGCGAAACATGATCTTCTGGCCTGTCGGCTTATAGATCAGCTCCATCGGGGAAACCTTTGCTTCCCAATACGCCGCCATGCCCAGCTCACCGATTGCCCAAATATATTGCGCGTACACGCTATCGCGGATCGTGTTTGCTACCTTGCGCAGCACAAGCGCGTGTGTTCCCGGATTGGAAACCAGTAAAAGTGGAACGATAATTGACACCGTGGACGATTTCAACGAACCGCGTCCACCGCTAAAATCGTAATGCGTGTGACCATGCCGGAAAATGTCATGTGCAATGTCATAAAACGCAGACCCGATCTTTTCTGACAAACGAATATCAGACATCGATAATCACCTTAACGACAGAATCAGCGGCAGAATTGTCTTGCTTGTCAAACACGCCAGTATGCTTTGCAAGCATTTCAAGCGCCTTTAGCTTGTTCGCGTATTTCAAATCACTTTCTGTGCAATCAGACGCAGGCTTGTCCGCAATTTCTTTTAGCTTTTCAATCACATAGTCCTGCGTGACTTCCGTCCGTCTTTGCCTTTCCGCCTTTGCTTTTTGAATAGCAGCCGAAACGTTACTATTCGTAACCAACTGCCTACCTTTCTCGGCGTTCTTATACCCGGCTCTCGCGGCGGCTTGAGTGGCATTTAAGTCCACAAGATACTCTTGAACAAATCTCTCTTGCTTTGCTGTTAATGGCACTCGTCACCACCTCTCTTGTCACATTTTTGCTACCAGCCCCCGCCCCTTGGCCTTACATAGCAGACTTTACCCGCCCCGAGGGGCTACACTTACTGGCTCAGGCTCGCCCGGTGTTGTCGCCGATTTGGCCTGA